TTGGAGGTTTATTAGGAGATGATGAGCCGGGAGGAGCAGAAGATCTCTTGGGAGATGAAGAACCAGCAGGAGACGAAACCCCTCTTGACGCACCCGATGCAGAGGAACCAGACACTAATCTTTTAGCAATCCCGCCAGCTAAAAGAGACGATAAGATAGAAAAGAAAGTCGGTAATAAAAAAATGACCACTACAGCAAAATCTAAAGGAAAAATATATGAGCCTCGCAAAGACCTCTCTGGTAAGCGAGCCATGCAAAGACAAATGTCTTCCACCGCAGGAAGCAACCTCGCAAGCAGTACCAGTAGGAATATTAACAAGGGCTATCAAGACCTTTCCCGATTGGCAAGAGGGATTTCTGAGGAGCAAGATGCTAATTATAAGTTAGAAGAAGAAAAAATCTTTGAAATAAATAGCAGAGTGAAAGCATTGATTACAGAATTGGAGACCAAGAAAAATGTCAACGAAAATTAAACACAATAAAAAAAGAAATACTATTTTTCTTTATGAAACACTTGTCAGGGAGCTAACAAAAGCAACTGTCGAGAAAGATCAAGAGAGAAGAGAAACCATCTTAGATATTGTAAAGGGACATTTCGGAGCAAGCACTCTTATGGGTAAAGAAGTGCGTATCTATAAGAACATTCTGGAAACTAAAAACACAAAGCAGAGCATAGCTGAAAAGATTTTGGCAGAATCAAAAATAGAATATTCTGTTATTAATAAAAAAAAGCTCTTCGCAGAACAGAGTCAAATGATTTCAAGAATCAACAAAGAGCTTTCTAAAGATGTATTTACAACATTCGTTCCAAACTACAAGAATTTAGCAACGCTTCAGCAAGTGTTCAATAATCTAGACTTGTCAGCAAAAGAAAGGGTTCTACTGGAGGAAGAAGTACTTCAGCTTATGACTGAGGCAACTGAGAAAACAAAAATAGAGGAACTTAAGCATATCGATAGTCTTGTCTTTAAATCATTCGTTGAAAGATTCAACAATGAATATTCAGCCCTCTTGGAAGAACAAAAGGTTCTTCTCTCTAGATTTATCTCGTCTGGGATTGGCGGCGATTTGGAATTCCAAATGTACTTAAACGACGAGATTGGTCGCCTGAAGGAAGAAGTTTCTACTGCAAAAACAACAAAAGAGTTTACAGAAGACAATGACATGCTTGATAAAGCCAACCAAGTCCTTGATATTCTAGAAGGGTTCAGCCAAAAACCCTTAGAAGACGGCGATTTAAAAAAGATTCTTAAGATCCAAGAACTGGCTAAGGAAATAAAAAAATAAAATGTCTATTAAAATCAGCATCAAAAATCAGTTACCATTAGAAGTGATGGAGAGTGAAATCAAAAATCTTGATCTGAAGCGATCCTTGTCTGGGCAAATTATGGTCTTTAACCATATTGATATGGATATTGTATTGGACGAGAAAAAGGGCAAGATTACTGCATATTCAAAAAAAGACTTTGGCGAATTGGTTTATAAAAGTCAAGACAGGTTTTTTGAATATCTTTTTAAGAAAGGCGTAATCCTTCCAGAGACTGTCAAGGGATCAAATGTATTTGGATCGATTGAAGCGACCTATCCAAATGAAGTTGAGATAGACCACCTCACTGAAATTGTTCTTTACAATATTGCCGGTTTTATGAAAGAAGAACGATCTTACATTAAGTCTTTTGAATATGTCGATGATGTCGAAGACGAAAGACTTCTTCACCCAGATAAAGAAGACAGCACTGAGCTTGGTGAGGTACCACAGGAAGAAAAGAAGGGAACACTAAATCCGGGGTATCCGGGCTATTATTATGGATTAGCAGGGATGTATAGGTACGAATAGTGGAACTTTTATATTTTATTCTCGCCTCTTGGGGCATGACCCAAATCTTAG